CGCCCGTGGAGACGCTGAACGAGCCGATGGTCATGGAGCCGACGTTGCCGGTGCCGGTGGTGGCGTAGGAGTCAAGGGCGGCGCAAACTGCCCGCTTGCACGGCACCTCGTGGCGCTCCTGCGGCTCGTTGAAGCCGATGAGCCAGCCCACGGCGGAGGCCGCGGCGGGAAGAAGCTCCCCGAACGCGGCCTCGGTCGCTGTGCCCCCGTAGACTTCGGTGTAGAACTCGTAGTCGGGAACGGGAATCATGGCTAGGCCTTCGCGGCCTTGGCTGCCTGGGCGCCTCCGATGGTAGCCACGATGAGGTGGTCGATCAGCTCGGCGAACAGGGCGCAACCGCAGATCGCCACCGTCTCGGTGGTCAGGTTGCGGTAGGTGGAATCGTGGTGCACGCCCACAAGGCCCGTCTCGTCGGTGGTGAAGTCGAACGCCTTGGCGATGTCGGCGTTGGTCGGGTTGGTGTAGTACAGGATGATGTTCTGCTTCGCCGTGGCGTACACCGTGCCCTTGGGCACCCCGCTGTACACCAGCACGTCGTACAGGCCCAGGAAGCCCTTGACATAGGTCATGCCGAAGGCGGTCTGCACCGTGATATCCTTCTCGCCGAGGTAGCCGGAGATGTCCTTAGGGTTCACCATGTACAGGAAGTCTGAATCGGCCACAGAGTAGTCCTCGAAGAGCACCTGAAGCTCGCCCCAGCAGTCGGCCAGGGTCGCCTGCAAGTCCTTGCCCGTCGCAGTGGCGGTGCCGGTGCCCAGGAAGTCGAAGAAGTCCTTGCGGATACCGCTCTGGATGTCGCGGCGCATGGCGTCGTCGGTGTCGGTGACGCTCGTAGCCCTTGTCGTTGATGGCCTCAAGGGTGGTCTGCTTGCGCCATTTCTTCACGGTCAGCTCGAAGACATCGGCGACCTCGGTCTTGTACTTGGAAAGCGGGATGTCCTCGCCCTCGCCCACGGTTCCGTCGGCAAGCTCGCCGGTGACCTTGTATGTCTTGACGTTCTGCCCAGGCTGCTTCTCGATCTTGCGGGTGAGGCCCAGCACCTCCATGAGCACGTGGATGTCCTTCTTGAAGTGCTCCACGAAGTAGATCTCGGAAGTGCGGGCGAAGTCCGCCGCCTTCTGGATGTTAGTCTCTGCCATTCATCTCTCCTTAGTTGTCCCAGAGATCAAGGTTCTCGGAGATGAGCTTGCGGCATTTCACCGGGTCCTTCTCCGCCATGATCTCCTCCTTGGTGAGCCGCTTCGCCCCGGTCGGCTTAAATCCCGTGGAGCCCTGCGACTTCTCCGACTGGAACAGCCACGGCTCGGCCTCCTTGAGCTTCAGCACGTCGCCACCGTGGTCTTCGAGCAGCGCCTTGGCCGCCTTGGCGTTGCGGCAGCCCGCCAGCTTCAGCTCGTAGTCGGTGCGCATATCGGCCTGGGACGCCTCAAGCGCCTCGATCTTCTCCTCAAGCGCCTTCTTCGCCTCCTCGGATTTGGCGACGTCCGCGATGGTCTTCTTGAGGTTCGCGATCTCCTCGTCCTTGGCCCTCATGTCGCGCTCGTACTTGCCCTGGCTGATGCCCGGATGGCCGTGCTTGTCCTCCAATGCGGGCCCCTGGCCGTTGCCGGCCGCCTGCTGGCCGCTGCCAGCGGCTCCCGTCTCTTCGGCCTCGGTGCCGCC